AGGACTGGGACCACCTGGAAACCTGCCGAGGTGCAGGAAACAGTCTGGAGTTTTGTGAAGGCACTCTATGAAAAGCGCAGATCTCCTGGAGGACGTGCAAAATCGATGGACGAACTCTATCTGGAACTATCTCCGAATGAGATTGCAAATGTTCCAGATTTTGCTAGTCTGATACGAACAGATAAATATGGATCCATTCTAGAAGGAACTGAATATGGAAGACGCATCAGCAGTGTTGAACAGTTTCAACCCTCGGCAGAAGCGTATGCTGCGACACCTTACCGAGGGTTCAGAACCGATATTGAACGAGCTGTTGGAGGACTCGAACAGCAATACCGAACCACTGACACCACAAGAATCACAAAAACCATCCGAGACCGAATCCACCGAGCATTGGTCTCAGATGGAACTGGAACTGGCACAGTCAACTGGCCTTACGCTTCAGGAAGTGTCGGAAATCCTGGACTGGGCCTGAAGGGACTTGGAAAACTCACCAAGTTCAACCTCTCCTCTGTAGATCAGGCGCGGCTTAATTCTCTTGGAGCCTCCACGCCTGATTTCTATGAACTTCCAAAAACTCCTGAAGCAGCAGCTCGGTTTCAGGAATCCATCATAGAATCCAAAAACCAGAATCCTTTTGGCAGTGCGGTGTATGTCTATTCTCCTGAAGAATATTCAGGAATGAGACTCTTCCTCTCAAAGGATGGTGGCACCGGGTTTGCCCTCAAGGAGGATGACATTGTCTCAGTGTTCAACACCAAGCGTAAAGGAGTCAAAGGAACCACACTCTCTGCATTGATGCTTGCCGTCCAGGAAGGAGGTCGAAAGCTCGATGCATTTGACAGTGCGCTTCCACAAATCTACTCCAAAGCCGGATTCCGGATTTCCTCGCGAACGGCATGGAATGATGACTTTGCTCCTCCTGAGTGGTCCAAGGAAACCTTCAAGAAGTGGAATCAGGGAGAACCTGATGTGGTGTTCATGCACTATGATCCCGAATCCACAGAGGTGTTTGAGCAGATCAGTGGACCCTACAATCCAGAGGATCAGGTACGGACAAGCTTGCTACGAGATGAGTATGATGATGCCGTTGCACTGCAAGCACAGAATGTCCTGGAATCCCAACAGCGCTTCAAGAAGCTGAAACGATTCCCAGGTGAGCAGGCAGAGCGTCTAGGGTTTGAAATCCCAAAGGCACCGTGGAAAGTTGAAGAACGCTCCCTGGTTCCTGCTGCTGCCACTCAGGTTGCAGCAGATCAGATAATCGAAGGACTTCCATTGAGCATGATCCAGGAGTTGACTCCTGAACAATCCCGCATTGGAGGAGGATCGATGCTGCCTCCTGGACCAACCTTCACCTCTCCTGCACTCAATGCCGTCCACGAGGTTTCCAAGGACGCACTTCCTGCCAAGCAGTGGCTCCGGCAGCTCCAGGGACGTGGAGTCAAGGAGGATGAAATCATCTGGACCGGAGTTGGAGATTGGCTCAAATCCCGGAAAGGGAATGTCTCAAAGGCAGATCTGGAGGAGTATCTGGATGCAAATCAGATTCAGATTCAGGAGGTGGTGAAGGGAAGTCAAGGAGAGTCTGTAGAACTATTTCCAGACGCTTCGGCTACAAAATTCTCTGATCCTGCATACCAACTTCCAGGAGGAGAGAACTACCGGGAGCTGGTCCTGACTTGGCCTGGAAGGAAGTTAGGAAAATTTACGGTAAAAGAAAATGATGCCGGTAATTTTCTTGTACTGAACCCTGCGGGTGAAGTTGTCGATGTAGATTTGACACTTGAAGCAGCAAACATGAGTCGGCAGGCAAGAAATCGTGCCGCAAAACCTGATCCTGAACAAACATTCACCGCAGGACACTACGATGAACAAAACGTTGTTGCACACATTCGTTTCAATGAGAGAGTGGATGCAGACGGCAACAAGGTTTTGTTTATTGAAGAAATCCAGAGTGACTGGGCGCAGAAAGGACGTGAGAAAGGGTTCCAGAGTCCTGAGAGGACGCAACGGATGGAAGAGGCAGAACGACGTAGGGAGGAGATTATGGAGTCCTTGCATCCTCTAAGGAAGAGTCCCATGGATCTCTCTCCAGAGTTGCAAGCAGAGTATGACCAGTTGACTGAGGAAATCCATGAACTCAAAGGAGGAGTCCCAGAAGCACCCTTCGTCATGGATACAAATCAGTGGGTTGCCTTGTCACTCAAGCGCATGGTGCGCTGGGCCGCAGACAATAAGTTTGACAAGATTGGCTGGACCACCGGATCGCAGCAGGCCGCACGTTATAATTTGAGTAAACATGTTTCCGCACTCCATTATGATCCGGAATCTGGGCATCTGGTTGCTTATGGACTAGATGAGAGACGCTATCGACCAGAACTTCATGGACAACGGATACCCTTGGTGGATAAGATGGTTCCAAAGTCAGAACTGTCACAACATATTGGAAAAGAAGCAGCAAGAAAACTATTGGAAACTGAATCTGTTCCATTGAAATACGTAAAAGGAGTCACACGAGGTGAGCAAGGAGAGAAAATCCTTGGAAGATATCACATGCTTGAAGACCAGGAACTCGAAATTGGCGGTGAGGGCATGAAAGGTTTCTACGATCAGATCATCAACAACCAGGCAAAAGCACTTGGAAAGAAGTATGGTGCGAAGGTTGATGAAAGCACTATTTTCACAGATCGTGAATTTGGACAAGGTGAAAACGTCTGGACACTCAACCTCACTCCAAAACTCCGTGACGCAGCAAGAAAAGGCTTGCCCTATATGGTGGTCCTGCCTCCAGTGGTGATTGGATCACAGATGATGCAGCAAGAGGCACCAGTTCCGGAGGCACAAGTCGAGGTTCCTGCGGCACAAGTCCGGGCATCCCGAATACTAGAAGAGGCCGTTCCATGATTGGAAAACCAAACATCAATTTAGAGGAGGTGAAAGATCTGGTGTTGTTTTTACAAGAACAAAAAGCAGCACGGTTCAAAGGATTTGGAATTGAGGTGGAGTTTTTACCTAGTTATGAGATTCCAGAGGCACCAAAACCACCAACAGAAGAGCAGCTTAAATACTTTAGCGCGGAGCCTGACGACGATGTACTGGTACGAGTCTGAAACCAACGAAATCTGTGATCATGTTGTTGATATTGTTCACAAGCTAGAGAATGATCACGTCTCACGGACAGATGGAAACCTAGATTTCATGAGGATGTATGGACAGAAATCATACTCTCAACTAGGTGCCTCTGGAAGCATGAGATCCCAGGCGGGACTACGTCGGGATCCCAATGTGATGCGTCTCAATGTTGCACAGAGTCAGGTTGATACCATCACCTCGAAGATTGGCAGGAACAAGCCACGTCCTCTCTACCTCACCAGAGAAGGAGACTACATGCTCCGGAGGAAGGCCAAGCGTCTCGGTGACAGCATGGAAGGACTTTTCATGGAGTTGGGACTCTATGACCTGATGCCAAGGATCTTCGCAGACGCATGCATCATGGACTTGGGTGTTCTCAAACTATTCCGAAGTGGAGACCGAATCTCTGCCGAGCGTGTGTTTTCAAACCATATCTTCTGGGATCTAGGAGAAGCACTCTATGCAGCACCAAGGAATCTCTTTCAGATTCTTGAGACACACAAAGCATCCCTGATCCACCAGTTTCCTGAACGTGCTGCGGATATTGAAACTGCACTTGTTGAGAAGTCATACTCGGATACTGCCGATGAAGAGCAGATGGCAACGGCGTTTGAAGCATGGCATCTTCCAACCGGCGAGGACACTGATGACGGAAGACATGTGATCTGTATTGATGGCGTGACTTTGTTGGACGAACATTGGAATTATGATAGATTTCCATTTGTGTTTCTGAGATGGTCTGATGCGGTGCTTGGATTCTCAGGCACGAGCCTGGTCGAGCAGCTCGAACCAGTCCAGCGTGAGATCAACTCTCTGCTGATCAGGATCCAGCAGTCGATGGCATTGATGTCGTCTCCATATTTCTTTGTTCCGATTGGAAGTAAGGTTTCGCCAAACCATCTCCGGAATGTACCAGGCACCATCCTCATGTATGCAGGCGCACAACCTCCTGTGAGTTATGTGCCTCAAGCAATGTCCGGCGAGGTCTACAACCACCTGGATCGACTCCTGCAACGTGCGTATGAAATCAGTGGAATCTCCGAACTGAGTGCAACCGGAAAGAAACCATCAGGACTCGACTCTGGCGTTGCACTTAGAATCTACACAGACATTGAAACAGAACGGCACATGCTCACGGCACAGCGCTATGAGTCGGCATTTATGGAATGTGCTAGTTGGTTCATGGACTTGGGAGAGGAAATTGTGGAAGAAGGGAACTCCTTCACGGTGCGGACCATGCGGAAGAAAGGTTT